CTCAAATTTTCATGTATCCCACTTATATCGTGGTGCATTTTATTTGTATTTGCCGTGTGCAAGGCTTCTTTAATGCAAATGGAGGACGTATGGTTTTTTGTCCCTTGGGTCTTTGCATTCCCGGTCTTATACGAAATTTTCAGGCTGACCATGAACCATGTTGTTTTGACAAACAAACGCCTCATTGTTCGCGTTTCAGTACCGAAAAAGATTTCAGTAGATGTGCCAATTAACAAGATAAACGGTGTGTCTGTAAAATCGTCATGGCGAGAGTATAAATATGGAGCATTGCAAATTGACACTTCATCTGATCGGTTTTTGTTTACAAGTACAAAGTCACCTGGCGTTTTCAGAGACTCCGTAATTTCGGCTATGGAGCAAAACAAATCCGATGCCATGCGTCAACAGGCGAAAGAAATCGCAAAAGCTATGAAAAACATTTAATGCACCTGCCGCCCTCTCCGGAGGGCGGTTTTCATATCCATTTGCTGATAACGTCCTCGTCCTGTTCCGTATACTGCCGCTTGAAGTCAACCAGGTGCCGGTTCTGCTTGTAAAACTCCTGTTCGCTTTTATTCAGTTTCTTCCCTTTTGCCTTTTTATTGCGGATTCCCACAACCTGGGCAAAGGTGCAATCCCCGATTTCCTGATACGCGGATACCCACGTCCACCAGTGCAGATACTTAACGGATCTGACTTCTTGTCCCAGAACGCGGTTGACTGGGGCAACGATCAGGGGAAAATCCTGCTGCCAATCCATCAACTTCGGCCCACGCTTTTCCTCACGCTGCTCTTCGCCGCAGTTGATAAATTTTACACATTGCTTGATCGCTTCCTCGTAGTCGCTTTGCGGCATTTCCGCAAAGTCTGGATAGAAAATGTCAAGCATGGCCTCGGCCTTTTCTTCCTCCGACAACTCAGCGTCAGATAGTGCCTCAATAATCGTCAGGATATCGCGATAGTCAGAGCGTATCTGGTACTCAGTGCCGTTTACCTCTACGGCAGTCGGCAGATCGTACCTCATTTGTGGTACTTCTTCGTATACTTGCTCACGCGGGGGTTGGTGGCTTTCTGCTCACGGGCAAAAGTGGTGTCAACCTCATCCATGATAGCAAGCATCAGGTTCGCCCACACAGGCAGGCCGTCCGCCAGCGCATATACGTTCATCTCGCCAAACAGGGCAGAGCAAATGTCAAAGCCGAACACATCGTTGATGATCTCGCGCATTTCCTCGTCCATCTTCCGGGCGGTTTCAAAAACTTCCCGCTTGTTGGCGGTCTTTTCCACCTCTGCCTTGTACGCATCCTGCTTCTTGTCGAGGATATCAAAGGCATTAAACAGCTTTTCCACAAAGGCGCTGTCGGTGGGGTTAAAAGAGAATTCGCATTTTCCGTTGATGTTGTAGGTAACTAAACCGGTATCGAAAATCAGGTCTTTCATAATAGCCTCCGAAATTGGGGCGGGTTTGCGCCCGCCCCTTTGTTTTTAAGCCCCTGCCGTAAAGGTCACGCCACTGGTATCCTTGGTAATGGTGCCCAGCGTACGATTGCCGCCGTAGGTGATCTCACTCGTGATGTTGAGCGTACCGCCGCCGTCGCCGCCGATGCCCGTCACGGCAATAGCACAGGAATCATACCGCTCGGCAAACTTTGCCTCACCGGACGTAGCGTAGAAGTGTCCAATCATCATATCCTGATTGGCAAGAGCCTGCGCGTCATGATCCTTGACGGCAAGGTTCCACATCTTCACCGCAGCAGCGTCACCAGAATCCATAGGGATGGGATCAAAGGTCTGGGAAATAACGGGCTTCTTCATGGTGGTGAAGGTGTTGCCCAGGATGTCCTGTTTGCTCTCCTGACCCCAGTCCATCTCTTCGCTGGAATCCTCCACGCGCTTACCGATGGCGCTCCAAGTAGGAGATTCCTTAGAACCGGTATTCAGATACGCAATCAAAAGCTCGCGGTCAATGGTCTGACCTTCGGGCGTCGCAAAAGTTAAATCTGCCATTATACATTCACCTCGTAAATCAGTTTTAGTGGGACCATGTAGTCCTCGTATTGGTCGCTTGTCGCGCCGAGATACGATGCAAACGCAGAAGTCTCAACGCGGAGGGCGCGCCTGCCCTCTCCAATGTCCGGTCGCTGCATCTGCGCCCAGTCCGCAAATTTGTTCAGCACTTCAACCGCCTTCAAGCGTGTATCGTCGCTCTTGCCGGGTGGTGCAATCTGGTAGTGGATTTCAAACGAATACTCCGCTTGATACCCGCCGCAGATGTATTTCTTAGTGATAACAGCCCCTTGTACAGAAGAAAGCGCCATGCCTACCGTTTTTGCCGCGAAATACTCGTATTTGATCAGATCCACATTCTCCGGAATACCGGGAAAGCGGTTCGCCCAAATCAGAATCAGGCGGTCAAGGTCTGCCTTTTCGCTGCTGGATGCCAGCATTACAGGTTTTTCCTTAGAGATCACGCTTCACCACCTTTTCTGCTACACGCACCCACTTCTCCATGTTCTGTGCCTTGGATGCTTCAAACCAATGGGAGCAGGTCCCGGTTCTGTGGAAAATCAAATTCTTTTCCGGCACCGCCGGAACCTTCGTAACGCCTTTCCGCGCATAAGAGCTTCCGGTCAGCGGGTCAACGTACAGTTTGCCGTAGTACAGATATCTGGCATACGGCCCTGGGTAAATAACCGTGTTCCCCGTTACCTTTGTACGCGTCCTCAGAGAGCCTGTGAGCATAGGAACGAACGGAGCGGTATCTTTTGCGACCTGCACCGCCAGAACGTGTTCTGCGCGATCACAGCCCTTGGAAACGGCCTCTTTTACAGCGTCCATGCCGTCCGTCTGAACGGAAAATTTCAACGCCATATCACACGCCTCCGACCTGCCAGTGCTGCATATCAACGCTGCCGAAATCTTTCTCGTCAACCTTGGTCACGGTGTAGCAGTTGTCCTGAGCCAACGCCACAGTTTCATTGTCCGTCACAAACTCGCCTTTGATGAAAAACGTTGTCCCACCATTGCCTTTGACAGAAAGCGTCCACAGTTCGGTTTTGTCCTCTGCGGCGTAAAACCGCTGCGGGCCTACATAGGTTTTCACCTTGCCGGTAAAACCGTCCACGGCTTCCACGTCAAACGGAATGTAGAGGTCAACCGCATCCGCTCCGGCAAGGCCGCTCTCGCGCACGTTAACCGCCTTAGACGCTTGCAGCATCACGCCACGAAGTATGGTCACATACAGCTTTTGCGTTTCCTGAAACGTCTCCTTGTCGGTTTCTTTGACCGGATTGTAGATCGTTACAGTGTGGGGAGCGTACATGATCCGCACCCCCTCCCTCGGTACAGCAAGCCAGTGTGGGCGAGATACTCCATGCAGGTCTCTGCGAGCAGCTTTCTTGCCCCATCCGTAGCGTTCAGCGCAGAAACGGCAGATTCGCCGCCGGTCGCCAGTGTGCGGGAATAACCGCCCACCGTTTCGCTTTTGACTTCTGCATCATTCGCCGCAGCGTTGACAAGGTTTTTCATAGCAAGCGCCTGCGCGGCTTCGATAACCGCGTACTTGTCAACCAGCGCACAGCAGCACATCTTTACCGCATCCAGATCCACGTTGTCCTTGGCTCGGTTCTGCGTGAAATAATCGAGAAAGGAGCTGGCGCGGACAACAAGACGCGGGAAGTCATTTCCACTCACAGCGCCCATGTAAGTGCCGGAGTAGTATTCAAAGTCTGCGTAAGTCATACGGGTCAGCTCCTTTCAAATCAGGTAGAAACGGTAACGGTGGCAGTGCCGGTCTTGGTTCCGTCCTGCTTGGACTTCGCGGTAACGGTGATGCTGCTCTTGGTTTCGGTAGCAGAAACGGTCAGAACGCCCTCATCACTGATCTTGCTCTTCGTGCCATCCTGAGACCATTCGACCTCACCGTTGATAATGCCCTCGCCGTCAACCTTGGCGGTAAACAGTTTGCTCTCGCCCTTCTTTACAGTGGCGGTAGCAGGGGTCACGGAAACGGTGGAAATAGCGCCACCCTTGCCATAAACAGCGAAGGGGAACGGATTTGCCTTTTCCGCATTGTAAGCATTGACGGGATTCGCGATCTCCCAGCCAAGGCGCATAACAGCGCGCAGTGCGACCATATCGTTCTGCATGAGGTTGTAGACGATGTCCTTCGTGGCGGGATCCTGAATCACACCCTCGGTAAAGACCTTGAAGGTCATATCCTGACGAATAGCATAGACGAGCTGGCTCCAATCGCCGACGATCATCTGCGCCTGCGCAGGATCGAACGCGCCGTTCATGGGGAAGTACATATCCATGCCGTCGAGGCCGTATCTGGTAACGCCCTGCATATCGGTCTTGAAGATGGGCTGGCCAGTGGTGTCTTTCAGGCCGCGCAGCTTTCCGCGCATCTGGATTGCAGACATTACGCCGTTAGGATTAAAGCCGTCCAGCTCGACTTTGGAAATCAAGCCGCCTTCGCCCATAATGTCATCGAACACACTATTGCTCACAGGGACACCGTTGCCAGCAGCAATGGCAGCAGGGACAACGCCTTCACGCCAAGTGCCGGGCTTATTCGTGCCAAACAAGATAGCGGAATCAATGACCTTGCCAAAAGCCTCGGTCAGTCGAGGCTTAACCTCACCCCAGATGTCGTAGTCGGCATCGTCCAGCGCGGCTTCGGGGATAGGGACGATGACCGCGATTTCCTCGGCGTACAGTTTCTTCTTGTCCCATGCCATCTTAGTGGTCTGCTTGAATGCCTCACCAGCGCCACTGTCAGAAGCTTCGCCGTTGACAAAGTACGCGGAGGGAAGTGCGTCAAGCACGTTGATGGTCTGCGTCTTGCTGGACATATTTGCCAGTCTGCGGCCCATGCGCAGAACGGCAGATTCAGCGATAGCGCCCTGCATGATCTCGCGGGTTACGGGTTCCGGGATCAGGCCAGAAAGTGCGGAACGATCAATACTTGCCATGTTATATTCTCCTTTTTGTTACTTAAGTGCGCCGCGAATCAGATTGTTCATCGCGGCATTGGTGTCGGTTTTCTTTTCACCGCCGCCAACGGCAGCGGACCAGTCAATTTTTACGCCATCCTGAAACGCGGACGGATCGGCGCTGACTTGTTCCTCGTGCCATTTGTCAAACCCATCAAGCGCGCCGTCTTTGATTTCAAGATGCTTTGCCTTCAGGTCTGCCAAATACGCCTTCTCGGCAGCTTTAGAGCTAAACTTCACGCCTTTCTCAGAAAGCGTTTTACGGATAACGTCTGCGTAGTCATAATCGGCAATCTTGGACTTGTAGCCCTCGATCTCCTTTTTGAGTGCGTCCGTTTCCGCGTTGTTGTTTGCTAAAAACTGCTTGTTTTTTTCCACTTCCGCGTCCAGCTTGCTCTGAACAGTCGAAAGCGCCTTTGTGATTCGCCTGTCAAACTCCGCCTTATAGGTGGGGTCAGCCAGTATTTCATCAAAAGTCTTAATTTCGTCTGCCATTTTTTTATTCTCCTTTATTCCACAGCGTCATTCCCCACTGCGTATTACAACAAAAGAGCCAACCACCGAGGAAAACTCGGTAGCTGGCTCCTATTGCCCTTTCCCACGCCCAATTACGCGGGAGTTGAATATTTGATTGTTTTCTTGACCTCTAACACAATGTATCCGTCACCCTTGCGCCGGATCTCCGCGTCATTGCCGCGTCGGATAATAGCCTCGATGGCCTGCATCAGTTTATCATCCATTAGCCTACCCCGATTTCTTTCAAATATGCTTCATACTCATAGGGGACGCCAATGTCATAATTCTTGTAGTAATGCAGAAAATCAAGTGGGAATCTGAAATCGCCATCAATGTATTGACCCGCTCGCAATTTTTCTCCCGTAAAAATATCAAACGTTTCGAAACACGCAAGGGCTGGGGTTAATGATTCTATATGCTCAATGATTTTATCTCGGCTGATAGTATTTCTAAACGTGCGATACTTTTCAAAGTCATCGCCATGAGTGCTATATTTCATGCCTTTAAAATACCCGAATAGCATCATTTTACCCTCCCCCTTTCGTTTGGCTTATACGTTTCAAAATATCCCTCTCCGCTGTCCCCCACATACATTTCCCCATTAGGCGGTATATATAGAACATCGGTTGGCGCTTTTACTTTTACACCAAGCGCATTTGCAAGTTCTTCCGCAAAGCAATAATCATTTTCAATACGCTTGCCTGTGCTGCATGACAGCAACCTCACTTTTTGCCCGTCCCATCCATTACTATGTCGAATTACAGACGCAAGCAATCTCGGTGACATGTTTGTTTCTTCCGACCCGAATCCAACTGCGGTCTGGCTTCCGTGCATAGCAACGTCAAAATACGTTTTAAGGGGTTTTACCCTTTTAACGTTTTCATTCAGCGGGTCACCGTCCGGGAAGCAAGCAAAGCCATTTTCCAGCTTCATTGTACGTCTTTTCACAATAGAATTCAAGTTATCTCTTGCATCTGCGCCGAAAAACTCAAGAGTGTCGCTATCGTCTTTAGAGTTAGCCGCTGCCACTTCCGCCCGATGCGTTTTCATGGCATTTGCCGTTTTTAACGTTGCGTCATCCGTGAAATAGACGCGCATCCGCTCCGGTTGCTCCGGCAGGCCAGCTTCCGCACTGAACGCCTTGTATTTAGCGTTTAACCGCCGTAGCCGTATGTTTACCGCAGTCTCATCTTCATGCAATCCTGCGGCCTTGTAGGCGGCTTTTTCGCGCTTTAGCTTTCTAACGGTCCGCTCAATGCGGCGTTGCATCTGGGTTGCCTCGTATGCCGTGTAATCCTTGCCATCAAACGTGCATCCATGACCATCATCGATGTGTTCCAACTGTTCATCCGTGTAAGTGCGCTCGGACACGCCCTCAACCCACGGGAACCGCCTGTGGCGGCAGTTGGCCCCTTCCAGACCGTCAACAGCGCCCAGGCCGCAAACGTCATAAATGCTCGGATAAATGTCTCCGGCACGGACGCTGTAAACACGTCCTTGCCAATCCTTATGTGATGACCACGGTGAAGGTCCCGGCTTATCTCGTGCGCCAACATGGGCCGAAACTTCAAAATATGGTGTATCCAGATATTCTGCGGATTGCTCCGTATACTTGGCGCAGATTTGAGATACGCCGGTCATTACTGCTCTTCGCACGGCAACATCGATATGATCCCGATGGCCGCTGTCGTAGTCAACCACTTTCAGACCGCTATCCGCAAGTTCCTTTACCGCCGTTTTAATCGCCTGATTGTAGTTGATTGCGCCGCTTTGCACCTGCAACGCTGCGCTGTCAAGTGCCCATTGGTACGCTTTGGAAGGTGGGAGCATCGTACGCCCAGCGTCCACCAGGAAGCCCATGGATGCGGTCAGATTGTGAAATGTATCAAGTGTCTGCGTCCTGATCGCCGCCACTTCCGCAGCGTCAACCAGTGTCTCAGGCTGGGTGATATGCGCAAGGTCAATCATATCGGTGTAATACTGTTGGTTCCTTGCGACCACATCGCCCAGCAGCTTGTCCAGCTTCGTTTTGCTGATGCCGGAAGTCTCGTGGATTGCTTTCTTGATTTCCTTAAGGTCGATGCCGTGGGACCGTAGCGCCCGGATGTTTTGCACCGTTACCTCGTTCAGTTCATCCGCAGCTTTCAGCCGGGAGCAGATTTCATCCAGCAATACGAGTTCAAGTGACCGGAACAGTTCTGCCAGTTCTTCCGGCAGCGCATCAAGGATTTCCGGCTGAAACGGATATTTCATTTGCTTTCCTCCGTTTCACAATATCGTCGTAATGCGGTTTTACGCAAATTACATTCCAGTCGCATTCCTCCGGCACTTTGCCGTAGAATATCACCCATTCAGGAGAGAGCCGCTTCATCATTTCCTCGTAGCCGCGCAGAAACAGCTGCTTGCTTTCCTTGTTTTGCTGTGTGCCTACCGAACTAACCGCAACTATTCCGCCGACAGGCTCGCCGTCAAAGCACCAATCATAACTATTCTCGTTGCTCCATGAAATCGTTGGATAAACCGTCATGCCGTGGAGCTGCCAGTATGCCGCCAGCCAGTGCTTGCGGTAATGGTTGTATATCTGCATCGCCAGCGGCATATCCGTGTAAGTAGAAAAGTCCGGCGCACACACCGCCGAAAACTGCGACAGTTTCGGAATGTACTTGTCAGGCGTATTCCAATATCGAATGAATTGATAATCGTCCACAAAGAAATGCAAAATCTTGCTTTTCGTGTCTTTTGCTGTGTAATGGTAATTCACGGGGATAAACTCGCCGTGCGGATACGCCTTGACCGGCTCGATTTGCGGTATACCGTACTTTCCGACGCCAGGGAACATGAACTTGTCGAGATTTTCAAAGTTAATCATACCGGACGCCATGTACCGCTGCGCTTGTTAGTTCTGCGGTATTTCTTGCCGTTTACCGTAACTTCCAACGCGCCGGACTTTTGCGCTGTTACAAAGACATTGGAAAACGCCTTGTTTTCTGCTGCTTTGCGGTTTTTACTGGACTGGTCACGCAATTTCCGCATGTAGCTATCCATTTCACCGCGCGCTCTTGCAGCTCTGTCTGCGGCGCTTCCTGTTTTCTGCGCCGTTGTCAGACGCGCAGGCCCGCTTGCATAAGGATTGACTGCTCCTGCCGCCGTTTTTAGTGCCGTTGTTGCGAGAGTTGCCATCTGCTTTACGGCGTCTTTCTTTTCAGCGTCCGACAGCTCAAGCCCATTGATTTCAGCAGCGTTGCGCTCAAATGTGCGCCTGATAATATCGCCCATATCAGTGACAGACGCAGCGTTTGCTCGGTTAATATCCTGCTGTGACAAAAACCGCGCAAGGCTCATACCGCGCCCACGCCCAAATTCTCCGGCTCCAATGCCGCCACCAGCTCCGCCTCTGCCGCCCATTACTCTACCTCCTCTTGTCCTTCGGTTGTCATGTCCTGCATCTTCGGCAGCGCCGCCTTTGCGGTCGCCTCGTCCTCGTTCATGTATTTTGCCCGGAATTCCCAAGCGTTCATAATCCCTGCGTTGAGCATTTGCAGGTCACGGGCAAATTCGCTTTGCTTGTCCTCAATGATGGAATCATCAAAATCAATGCTGATTTCAACATTTTCGTTAAGCCCCGCGCCCAATGCCTTATTACCGAGCCGCAGAAGGACCCTGCAAAGCTCAACCAAGGCACTTTCCAAAATGACTTCATGCTTTTTGATCGTGCGGAACATGGTACTATTCTCGCTGATTACCTGCGTGGCCGTTGCCATGTTGCCGCCATCGAATCGATAATAGGTTTCACCGAACCCGCATTTGCTGGAAAGCATATTAAGTTGGTCTTGCAGACCGACATTCAGCGCAGCCGTCCGAAGTTCCGGTGCAACGGTCTCGACAACGCTCCCCTGCTGCGTATCTTCCGGGAGAAGGTAAAACCGCCTATCATTGTCATCCAGTGTCGGTTCACCATCTTCATACTTTGTCGCTGGCATTTTGACCATCATCATCATGGGGCCGTTTTCAAACTCATTGACGTAGCAGTCGTACGCAGTATCAACGCCGCGAAGAACATCAATGGAATTTGCAAAAACGGAAATGCCAACAGGCAGAAGAAAATTGAAGTTGTTTGCAATGTTCGGCTTGTCAATTACAAACTGCCGTTTATTGCTTCCGGTGTATACCACAGGGGGAATGCGCTCAAACCCGGAAACATTCTTCAAATCTTCATCGGACAGTTGCTCGTTCTGATATCGGTAAATTCGGTTTTCGATTACATACATCCCATCATTCGCTCTGCGGTGGATCTGGAAATACACATAATCTTTTCCGTCTCGCGTAACCCTGGAAGTAAAAGCGCAATCATAAATAAAGCCGTTCTGCCATGCAAGTGGATAAATGTCATGCATCGTTGCATAATCAATCGCAATGCTGGACGCGTCACCGGGGATGATCTCACCAGAATCCGTCACGCCCTGCCCCGTCACGCGGGGGATATATGCCACCGTCCCCAGTGCAGATTTCATTTCTTGCATCTCATTAGCTTTGACGGTGAAATTGTTCTCCGCCAAAACGCGATCGATGAAATCCTGTTCTTTTTTGCCCTCAAGCGTGATTTTGACTTTTTCGTTCATGAGCAGGTTCGCCCAGTCCTCGCAGACCTTTTTCCCCATGCTGAGCGTTGCTCTATTGTGTTTAGTCCACTTGTGGCCGTTATATCTGCGGTACTGGTGGAATCCCTTCACTTTACCAACGTACCACGATTCCCACAGATCAACTTGCCCATAAAACTCTTCAGAAATCGTTGTATAGCCAAGCTCTTTTAACTTTTGGATAACTGCACTGCTCATGCAATAACTCCCATTCTGCGGCTGACAGGCTCCAACGCATACCGAGTCGCGTCAATCAGGTGGTTGTTCGCGTCTGGGTATCCGCTGATAATGTCACCGTCTTTGTTTCGTTCGTATTCGTATCCAACAAATTCATCGTAAGCGTGCGGTGTGCGTCGCCTATCAATAACAATCGTTCTCCGCTGCAAAAACTTCATGCCATATTCCACAGAGCCGGGGCCTTTAACCGCTTCATACGCAGGTAGCCCCATTGCGCGGAGATCAGCAACGCTCTTCGGCTCGGCGCTGTCGCAGATCGTTCTAATGTTGTTATATCCGCGCTGCTTAATCATGGTTGCGCTTTGCTCGTTGGATAATTTGTTTTGGTAAATCTCGTCCAGCAGATAGATGGTCTCTCGCGCCCGATCATAATGCAGCCGGATAAAAGCAAACGGGTCTGGAAACCAGCCGAAGTCCACCCCCTGATAGATGCGGTCGAAACTCTTGACTTCTTCATCGGTAATCTCCCGCAGTTCCAGCTTGTCAAACACATTTCCGCCGGTGCCGACCGGGATACCAAGATATTCGTGCTGATATGCTCGCTCGTCCGTCTCTTTCAGGTGTTCCGCTTCTGCAAGAAACTGTTCTCCCAACCACTCCGGCGGTGCTTGCAGATACGTAGACTTATGGCACAAGCGGTCATCCCGTTCCTCCAAACTGTCCTTATTCGCCCAGTTGTCACGTGAGATAGGTGGGTTATAGCTTTCAAAATTCCAGAACATCGAGCCGCCGCGCATGGTCGACTGCAAAATGGTTCGGATTTCCGCACGACCGGCAAACTGGTCTTTTTCTTCAAAGTGCGTCACGGCAATGTAGCCAAACGGCACTTTGATAGACTTGATCTTCATCGGGTCATCAGCGCCGCGAAACATGATCTTCTGGCCTGTCGGCTTATAGATCAGCTCCATCGGGGATACTTTCGCTTCCCAATACGCCGCCATGCCCAGCTCGCCGATTGCCCAGATATACTGTGCATACACGCTATCGCGGATCGTGTTTGCCACCTTACGCAGCACAAGCGCGTGCGTGCCTGGGTTGTTTATCAGCAGCAGGGACACGAGTACAGACACCGTGGAGGACTTCAGTGAGCCGCGCCCACCGCTGAAATCGTAATGCGTGTGACCGTGGTGGAACACGTCATGCGCCACGTCGTAGAACGCAGAACCAATTTTTTCAGACAGGCGGATGTCAGACATCAATTATCACCTTAACACCCTCTGTGTTGATGTTCTGCTCCACAATATCCTTCTGTTCGAGGTACTGCTTGCCAAGCCAAATGGCCATATTCGCGTTCTTTTCAGCCAATCGCCATTGGCTCCGACGCAGTGAAATTTTCCCCGCGCCGCGCTTTTGTTTAAATACCTCGGAAAAACTGGCATGATAGGTGCGTTTACACCAACTATCC